GAGAAAACTGTAGAAGAAATTATACAGAACAGATTCAATGTTATATTGAAAGCTAGGCAATTAGGTATATCTACACTTACTGCTGGATACTCTTTATGGATGATGACATTTCATGCAGATAAAAACATTTTGGTAATTGCTACAAAACAAGAAGTAGCAAAGAATTTGGTAACTAAAGTTCGTGTGATGCACGCAAATTTACCAAGTTGGTTAAAACAACCTTGTGTTGAAGATAATAAGTTAAGTTTGAGATATAAGAATGGTTCTCAGATAAAAGCAGTTGCAAGTGGAGACGAAAGTGGTCGTTCAGAAGCATTGTCATTGTTAATACTTGATGAGGCAGCATTTATTGAAAAAATTGATACGATATGGGCTGCAGCATCACAGACACTTTCTACAGGTGGTCAATGTATAGCATTATCTACACCAAATGGTGTTGGTAATTGGTTTCATAGAACTTGGGTTGATGCAGAAGATGGATTGAATGATTTTAATTTTATAAGACTTCTTTGGGATCTTCATCCTGATAGAGGACAAGAGTGGAGAACCGATCAAGATAAGTTGTTAGGGCCCGCAATGGCAGCTCAAGAATGTGATTGTGATTTTATTACTTCTGGGCAAAATGTTATTGATGGTATTATTTTAGAAGAAATTAAAAATACTACTGTATGTGAACCAATGGAAAAACGTGGTATTGATAGTAATATTTGGGTATGGGAGCCGCCAAATTATACAAGAGATTATATAGTAAGTGCTGATGTTAGTAGAGGTGATGCAACAGATTATTCTGCTTTTCATATTATAGAATTAGAAAGTTGTAAACAAGTAGCAGAATATAAAGGTAGAATATCTACAAGAGATTTTGGTAATATGTTAGTTAATATTGCTAATGAATATAATGAAGCATTACTTGTTGTGGAGAATAACAATATTGGTTGGGCAGCAATTCAACAGATAATTGATAGAGATTATCCAAAGTTATTTTATATGTCAAAAGATTTAAAGTATGTTGATACTCAGAGACAAGTAACCAATAGACATTATAGAGAAGAAAAACAAATGGTTCCTGGTTTTACAATGTCTATGAAGACAAGACCATTGGTTATAGCAAAATTAGAAGAATTTTTTAGGGAAAAAGCAGTGCATGTCCAATCTCAAAGATTGATAGATGAATTATTTGTATTTATATATAATGGACAAAAAGCAGAAGCAATGAGAGGTTATAATGATGACTTAGTAATGTCTTTTGCTATTGGGTTGTGGATAAGAGAAACTGCTCTAAGATTGAGGGCTGAAGGTATTGAATTATCAAGGAGAACTCTTTCTAATGTAAATGCACATCAAGGACTTTATACTCCTGAAGAAACTCAACATGATTCTTGGATTTGGGAAACTGGAGCAGGACCTAAGAAACAAAAAGAATCCTTAGAATGGCTACTTAATTAAAGAGGTAAAAAATGGCTGATAAATCATTATTTGGAAGATTACAACGACTGTTCTCAAACAACGTAATTGTTAGGAATGTTGGTGGTAAGAAACTAAAGATAGCTGATACAGATAAAATTCAGCATATAGCTAAAAGCAATCTTATTGATAGATTTACAAAATTATATTCTGGTTATGGAGCATCTGTAACTGCGGATGCAGTTTATAAGAAATCATTAAGGTTAGGATTGTTTAAAGACTATGAATCAATGGATAGTGATGGGATAATTTCTTCAGCACTTGACATATATGCTGATGAATCAACGATGAAATCTGAATATGGAAGTGTTTTAGAAATACAAACAGACGATGACAATATTAAATCAATATTACATAATTTATTTTATGATATTTTAAATATTGAGTTTAACTTGTGGCCATGGGTTCGTAATATGTGTAAGTATGGAGATTTCTTTTTACAATTAGAAATCAATGAAAAATATGGTATTACAAATGTAGCACCACTTTCAGCATATGATGTGGCTAGAGTAGAGGGTCTTGATGAAGAGAATCCACATTATGTCAAGTTTGTATTGGAACAAGGCGGAGATCAACATTCAGCATATAGTCCAACTAGACCACATCAAACAGAATTAGAAAATTTTGAAGTGGCTCACTTTAGATTACTTTCAGATGCTAATTTTCTTCCATATGGTAAGTCAATGGTTGAACAAGCAAGAAAAGTGTGGAAACAGTTATCTCTTATGGAAGATGCTATGATGATTCATAGAATTATGAGAGCACCAGAAAAAAGAGTTTTCCAAATTGACATTGGTAATATTCCACCAGCAGAAGTTGATAACTATATGGAAAAGATTTTAAATAAGATGAAGAAGACACCCATCATCGATCAAAAAACAGGTGAATATAATTTAAAATATAATATGCAGAATATTACTGAAGATTTTTTCTTACCTGTTCGTGGTGGTGATAGTGGTACAAGGATTGAATCACTTCCTGGATTGGCATATGAAGCAGTAGAAGATATTGAATATTTAAAGAATAAAATGTTAGCAGCACTTCGTGTTCCAAAAGCATTTCTTGGATATGAAGAATCACTTGGAAGTAAAGCAACACTTGCAGCAGAAGATGTAAGGTTTGCAAGAACTATTGAAAGAATACAAAGAATCACGATATCAGAGTTAACTAAGATTGCTATTGTTCATTTATATGCACAAGGATATAAAGATGCAGAATTGGTTAATTTTGAATTAGATTTAACAAATCCATCTACAATTTATGAAACTGAAAAAGTTGAATTGTGGAGTAGTAAAACACAATTAGCATCAAGTATGTTACAAGACGGAATAGTTTCTACTGATTGGATTTATAAAAACGTTTTTAATTTTACAGATGATGAGATTAAACAAATGGATAATGAGATTGTATATGATTATAAACAAAAATTTCGTAGAGCTCAGATAGAGAGTGAGGGTAACGATCCTGCAAAGAGTGGTGAAGCACAAGGAACACCATCTGATGCACAATCGGGTAGAACAGGCCATGAGTTAGATGACTTGGGCGGTTCACCTCCAGGTGGTTGGAATGGTGCAGGAAGACCAAAAGAGGGTGGAAAATACGGAAAAGATAGTGGAGCTAGAGGTAGAGATCCTTTAGGTGCTCATGATAAGAAAAAACAGTATAGTTCGGGCTTAGCACTTGCTCATTTTGATGGCTTAAAGCACAATATGGAGAAGTATAATAAGAAAGACTACGACTTAATAACTGAATCTGAAGAGATTAAAGATGAATATAAAGAAGAACTTAAAGACATTAAAATAAAGTAATTTTTTATATTTTTATATTTATATATGACATACTTAACGCTGGAGCAAATTAATGTTAAAGAAGAAGATGAAACATAATAAAATTAAGAATACTGGTATTCTTTTTGAATTGTTGACAAGGCAGATTACAGTAGATTTGATGGAATCAGATAATTCCAAAGCTGTAGATATAGTAAAAAAGTATTTTAAAACAGGCACACAACTTGGTAAGGAGTATCAATTATATAAAATCCTTGCAGAAACTAAGTACAATACTGAATCTCGCGCAGAAACATTGATTGATGCAGTTTTAGATAGTAGAAAGAAGTTAAATAATACTTTTATTAGACGAGAAAAATATAATCTTATTAAAGAGATAAGAAAATGTTATAATGAAAAAGATTTCTTTAATACAAAGATAAATAATTATAAAGTTTTAGCTTCAGTTTATAATTTATTTACACATAAACTAGACATTGCTCCAGATACATATGTTTCAACAAAATATACAATTGTAGAAAATATTACTGCTGGTTCTAAAGTTTCTAAGACTAATAAAACATATGAGTATCTAAAGAAACAAGAAAAAGACTTGAGAATATTAGCATACTCTACATTAGTAGAAAAATTCAATAAAAAATATTCTAACTTAACTGAAAAACAGAAAAAATTGATAAAAGAATATATAAATAATATTTCTAACACAAATAAGTTAAGAGAGTATGTCGATAGTGAGGTTGAAGAAGTAAAAGATACTTTGAAATCTCAAATCAAAAAAGTAGACGATAGAGTTACACAGATTAAATTAACAGAAGTTATTAATCAAATCGATGGTTTGAAAAAAGGTAAGGTTGTTTCTGATAAGCAGGTTGTTTCTATGATGAGATATTATCAACTTATTGGGGAAATTAATGATGTCGCAAACTAAATTTGATAAACTTAAAGAAACAGTTCGTTCACTTATCCAACAAGACATAAATGAATCTGGTGCACCCGATTGGTGGGCTAGAATGTCCGCTAAACAACAGGATGACTATATAAAAACACATCCTAATTCTAAACAAGCAAAAGATGATAGAGATATAGAAGATAAGAAAAAAAAGTTTAATGCTGACCAAAAAAAGAAAAAAGCAGCAGGGGTGCCAAAATCTTTGACAACAATTGAAAAAGAGAAAAAAGCTAAAGAGATGGAAAGAAAAGCTAAAGAACAAGCACAGAAAGATATGGAAGATGAATTTGATTTTGATTTTGATGAATCTATAGAAGAAGCATCTGTAACAGGTGCTATTGATGGTGGTGAAGGTCCCCCAAAGACACCATTTGCTTTTCGTGGCAAACGTAAAAAAGATAAAAAGAAAAAAGAAAGTATAGCAAACCAAAGTGGTTATTCTATTACTGAAGCAGCTAAGTTCGCAGTATTTTTTAAGTTAGGGAAAGACGGTCAGTTTGGTACAGCAAGTATTTTGATTGATGCAGGTTCAAAGGGTGAAGCAAAAATGAAAGTTGCAAAAATGTTAAAAGGTGGTCAAAAAGCCATTTCAAGTGTTAGAAGAATTAATGTGGGCAAAGCAAAACAGATTGATAAGAAACTTGAATCCGTAAATGAATCATCTTATCATAAAAGACAAATAACAGATTTTATTAAGAAAAATAAAGATATGGCCACAGGATTCACACCAACTATCCAATTAAAGGGGGCAAATAGTAAGACTAATCATTTAAATATTAGTTTTGGAGCACTCGAACAGTTGGCTAAAATAATGATGAAAGAATCCATAAATGAAGCTGACGAGTCTGCTTTAAAAGCTAAAATGGCTAAACAGATGGATACTGTTAAAAAACATAGAGAATCTATGAAAAAACATTCTGGTAAAGATGTAAAGAAAGCAAACGCGGCAAGAGATAGAATGAAAGCTGCTCAAGCAAAAGTTGATGATACACAAGATAAAATTATAGGTATCAAAAAAGAATCCGTAAATGAAGCTTTAAAATCTAAATCAAATGTTATAAAATTAGCAGGTGCTGTTATGTCTCACATGGAAGATTTAGTTGATTACACAGGAAAAGATTATGATAAAGCAGTAAATACTTTTGGTACTATGATAAAAAATTCATTAGAACAAATTTCAAGAATGAATGTAAAACCTCACCCACAATATGATTATTCAGATAAAAGAAGTGTTCATCCTATGATTAAAGATGAAAAAAGTCATTTGAAGTTTCTTAATGATTATAAGAAGTTAACTAAAAAAATGATACCATTAATTAAAACATTGATAAATAAACCATCTAAGCCTGGAATAGTGAAAGTGATGAAGTATTACAACTCGAGTAAATATCAAGAAATGAATTCTGTTATAGCAACAGGCGATTTTGGTAATAATCATGTTATAT